GGATCCTTATCAAATAAGGGTCGGTTTCGGTGCCGCTGCCCATGCAGTTGTCTAATATGGTGTCGCCCTCGTTGGAGTAAGTACGGATAAGGTACTGGATGAGAGCGACAGGTTTTTGGGTGGGGTGGAAGCTGTTGTGAATATCCCTCTGAAATAAGACAATATCGGTTGGATATTTTTCGTCGGTTATAATATCCTTCACTTTGCCATAATTTCCGTAACATCTGTTGGTTTGCTCTTTCTCTTGCTTTCCTCTGCTGTGATTGCGTTCATGTGGAAGGCATTTGCGCATTTGTGGATGATAGGTTGGCTGTCCGTCGTAGAAAACGGAAATAATCTCCGTTTGCTTTAGAGGCATCTTCTTTGTGTTCAAAAAGCCGGTTGTACGGCATTTATCCCACGTGATATTATAGCGCCACATCTTTTCATTGCTCATCATCAGTTTTGCCGTGAACATACCCTGTCCGAACAATATTATAGCCGCATTGGGCTTACTGATACGAAGATATTGCTCCCATAAAGAATCAAGTGGAATAATACTATCCCATCCTCCTCCTTCGCTCTGCTTATTGAGGACACCATACGGCAAATCGCACACAATGCAATCCACGCTTCCGTCGGGAATCCTTTTCATTCCTTCGAGGCAGTCTTCATTATATATCTTGTTCAGCTCTATCATTGTCTTTTTACTTTTTCCTTATCTTTTCCATTTCCTCATTCTCCACCGTCAGGCGTTCCAGGTGCTCCAGAACGAGGGAATAACTCTGGTTGTTCACCTGATCCTCCGTCAGACCGGCATACTTCTGCATGGTGGCGGTGGTGGCTGTGTATATCTCCAAGGGCGTGGAGGGCTTCTGCGACTTGATGGGCTGCACCTTGAACACATGGCGATAACGATGAGCGAGGGTGTGCATCACGCCCGTCCACCAGAAGAGTATCACCTGCCATGCCGTTTCGGGGAAGTCGCGGAAGTAGGGCTGGTTCGTCTCCCACTGGTTCAACTCATAGTGGAAGTCGTGTTTCACCATGCCCGTGTTGCTGTCCACATAGTCGGTCGTGCCGTTGAAGATGGTGGCGAGAAACATCGTCCGGGCAGAGCTCACGTTCTCCATCTGCCGCTGCATCTGCTCGTCGGTGAAAGTGCCGCGCTGCTGCATCTTCAAGAGGCTGTTGCTCAGTCGGGTGTAGGTCTGCATCATGTCGGAGGCGAAGCGATACTGCGCCCACGAAAATCCGTCGAGGTCGTTGGCAGGACCGCTGAACACCTTCTTGCGTCGCCACCATGCGCGGCGTCGCCGGATGACAGGGTAGGGAAAGCGGGTGAGGAAAGCACCGTTCTCGTTGTCAAGCCAGTCGAGCAAGCCTGCTCCCTGAGCGATGTACTCTGCCGACTTTCGGGCGTCGGTCTTCGCCTTGGGCGGCAGCCAATAGTTGATCTGCCACAGATACAGCGGAAAGGTGTCGCTGTCCTCGTCGTCCTGCATACGGCAGAGGTAATACTGCTCGCTGATGTCGAGGCGAGAGTCGGGCAGCGCCACTATCTCCAAGCCCGACAGGGCGAAGAAGATCGCCACCTTCACGTTGCGCATGTCGAAGGGGTGGTATCTGTCCTGCCGCTCCACCTGCTCGCGTATCACGTCGGCTATCAGCTCCAACTGTTCCGTAGTGCAGAGGTTCCAGTGTCGGGGAAGATGTAAGTCTATTTTTTTCATGCCTGTTCTGCTCATTATATATATAGTACTGCTTTTCAGTGTTGAGAGATGTTACCAGCTGATTTCTCTTCCTCGGTTGTCGACGAGCGAGCCGTATCGGATGCCGTCGAGCCGACGAAGCCATCCGGCGAGGAACCGCCTCTGTGACGGTTTGTTCTTCGCCAACCGCTCGTAGTACAACTTGCGGCGAGCCTTGAGGCGCGAGAAGAAAGCTTCGGGGTTCTGTCGGTTTAGGGCGGCCATGGTGTTCTTTCCCATGATGCCGTCGGCTTTTACACCCAGTATGGCTTGGGTGATGGTGACGGCGGGCGTACCGCTGATCCACAGCCAGTCCACAAGGAGGTTGGCGATGCTCTGGTCATTGATCTCGTCGGCACGGCAGCGACGCCAGTAACAGCGGCGCAGGATTTCAGTAGCATCAGCATCTGAGATAAGTCGGAGGTCACGCACGTCTATCCGTCCGTCGCCGTTCTTGTCGTACCCCTGCTGCCGCCATGTGCCGATGGTCACGCCCTTGTTGGTAGCACCGCCACGGTCTTTCGGGTCGTTCACGAAACCGCCCTCAAACGAGAGAATGAATTTAGCTAAAGGTTCAATCTTTGCCATAGTTTATCGTTTTCTTGTTCTGTTGTTAATAAATGTAGGGCAAAGATACGAAAAAACATTCGAGGTGTGGGACAAAATATCCCAGATACTTTGCATGACAGACTGCGCACCGTGGTCGGCGCAAACGAAAACAATGGAAGCCGCAATGCTGCACTCTTCGTGGAGCAAAGCGGCTTCTGAAACGAAATATTATCCTGAAAAGACCAGATGACCATTTTGCTGACGCCAGCAAAATGATATTCAGTCGAAAATACCTCGGATATTGTAGAGAAATATCCGAAATCAGCAAGAAGGCTCTTTTTACCTTTTTACTTTTTTACCTTTTTACCTTTAGACATGGCTCATGTATTCCCATACTTTCGTACAGTCGAGTACATCTGTGTCCTTCCAGTCGGCATCACAGAAGTAGAACAAGTATGCGGCCTTGATAATCTCCTCTTCGCTCATCTCGGCGCAGAGGTCAGCATACATGGCATTGAAGGCTACATACTTGTCCCAACAATTCACCTTGCTTGGGAAGTCGAAGTCCTTGGTGGCTTGCTCAATCTCCGATTTAGTCCAGTGAGCGCCCCTGCCCATAGGCACGCCCTCATCGTCCAACTTGCTGTAGAGAAGTCGGTCGACATCATGATGGGCAAACATCTCGCTGTAGTGGCGGTCGTAGAGCACGGCATGTTGGTGACGGATTATCTTCCAGTAAAGTTCAGGATCCTCATTCTCCACCTTCATCAGGTCGCACGACAACTGCTCCAAGGCAGCATTGAGTTTTTTGTCTGTCATCTGTCCGTCAACACGGGCCTGGTTGATTAATTGATTGTACTTCATGATTTTCATTTACTTTTTAAATAACTAATGGTCTAACAATTGGGACAAGCACCACGGAAATGTGGAATGACGGGAAGCGCTTTCGCCTGTCCCGAATCGGGAAGAAAGAAAGAAACTTGCTCCAACTTTTTTTCTTTCTTATTTTCTTTTAGGTCGTCACTCGATGGTTCGGTCAGAGCCTCGGGCATGACCTTCACTTTCTTTTCTTTCATAATCGTATAGTCTTGTGAATAATCTTTGCAGCACAAGCAGCAAGAGCAAAAGCCAGTTGGAACAATAAGCTGCAAGAATGGACAACAGCGCAGCCCCGACGGGAGAACAACGCATACACACAAGTACGGCAAGCACACTCCAGAACGTAAGGCACTGAGGGCATGATGCCACCTTGCTCAACACCTGGGCTACGGCTTCTGCCAATCCCAGATGCTGAATGAGCGTCGCGGCCGTCAGGACTGCGAGGGTTACTAACAGATACTCCGTCATCATCGTCAGAGTTTAAGCGGTCGCTGTGATGGTGAGGGTGAGAGGCGCATCGCACACAAAGGTCTTACTGCAGCTGCAACAAGCCACACGGGCTATGCCGTTCTGAATCGCACCTACCGAAGCAGACACGGACGCAATGGCTGTGGCACTGAACACGGGAATGGTGAAGTCCTGGCTCACCACCTGGGAGCGGGTACAGCACGTGCCGCAGTTGCATGGCACGTAGTTGATGACACCCTCGACGTGCATCACCACGAGATACTGCGAGGTGCCTACGTTGACAATATTCTTTACCGAAAACTGGGGCACGAACACGGGTGTCTCGTCCACGCAGGCAGGTGTGCAGAGCTGCTGCGTGATGTTCACATCGTAATAAGGGGCAGTGGCTGTCGCACCTACTGCCAGAGTAGCCGTAATGACGGCTGGAATGGTTCTTTTGTTCATAGTCTTTTTCTTTTTTAATAAAGCGACGCATCTTGGCCGCCGCATTTTTTCTTACGTTAATGTTTTACCTGATAGCCTGTCGAAGACTCCACAGGTAGGTTCTTCTGCAGAAGGTCTGCCAGTTCGTCGAGGTCATCCTCGTCGAAGGTGATCATGCCCTCAAGGATAGAGAGCGAGCCTTTGAAGCGCAACTGGTCCACCACGTCGTGAGCCATCTGCGGAATGCTCTCGTCGGGAATGTTGCCGAAGTACTTGCATAGCATCGGCGTGACGAGCGCATTCACTATGGGCTGTATCATGGGCTCCATGTCGGCCTGCAGCGAGTAGTTGCCACTCACCAATCCCATACTGCCGATGGTGGCTTGCAACGACTGGAGCATGGGTAGACGCATCAGGTTACTGGCAGCAATCTGCGAAATGGCTGGCCGTGCCCACTCGGACACGACCGCCGCCAAAATCTGAGAATTGGTGTAATCCATATCTCACGCCGATTACTGGTTGCAGCCACAACCGCAGCCGGTCTGGCATACGTTGGTGGAAGGAATAAACACCTTGGTGACACTCGCAAGAGATGCCACCTGTGACTTCAGCACGTCGATGGTGGCATTGGCAGCAGCATTGTATGCCATCTGCTCTGAATTGATCGCCTGCTGTGCGTCCTTGTTGGCATCCACCTTGTCTTCTACACGGCGCAACTTCGTGTCGAGATACTGGGTTACCTCTATCAACTTCTTGTCGGTGTAGTTCTCGCTCTTCTGGATGGCGAGCTCGGTCTTCAGAGTGCTGTTCTCCTGAATGAGGTTGGTCTCACTCTTGGTGACAAAACGTGCGTCGGGGTCGGAAGGGTGGGCAGTAGCCGGACCGCCGTTTCTCGTCATGCCCAACAGCGAAGCACCACCGCCCAAAAGGCTGGTAGCCAATCCCGCAATACCAAGGCCAAGGGCTGTGTTGCCTAAGCCTTTGCTGGCAACATCATAGTTGCCGTCATTAGTTTTTACTTGCATAATGATTGATATTAATAAAATTCTTCCAATATCGGAATCATCTGCAAAAGTAAAGGGAAACAGACAAAAAGAAAAGGGAAGTCTATGAAGTGTTCTTACAGAAAAACCAGGAAACAGAAATGCTTATGAAAACATAAACAGGCACAATATATAAAGGTATAATAACAATATCTTTTTATCGCATGGCTTCCTCAAGAGTTTTAATATAAGGTATGGCTTCGTTGCGCACAATGTCGAGAAAAAGTTGTGCTGACCGCTTCATCGGCACGTCCTTCATCCAGTGGGCATTGCTCATCAGGTCGTGCTCAAGCCCCACGATGGGACGGACGGTAAGGGTGGGGTGACTCTTCAGATAAAGTTTAGGCATGAAAGTAACACAATGGGTTTCTTCCACAATGGCAAGGTCTTCGTTGGGGTCGCTCACAATACATTTTACATTCAGTTTCATCAAGTCATATCTCAGATATTGCTGGAAGGTATTGAACACCCTTTCGCCTACATCGGGCATAATCACGTTGTGCCTTAACAAATCCTCGTATGACACCCTTTCCAGTCGGGCCAGGGGATGGGTGTCCCGCATCATCGCATAGATACGGAAAGGAATACAGGGTTCTGACTTGATACCCTCATTCTTGTAGGCAGAGTTCAGAGTGAAGGCGAGGTCGATGGAGTGGCTTCTCAACAGGTGGTTCAAGTTCGCTGCCTTGGCAAACTCGGCGTTGATTCTTACATTCGGGTACCGCTCCATGAAGATAAGTGCCGCCATCCGAATATAAGGTGCAATAAAAGAGCCTACGCCTATCCTCAGTTCACCCACAAGGCAGTTGTTGAGCGCATTGATCTGCTCCTTGCAGTCGTCCGTCTGTTTCAGTATCTCCTTAGCACGGGGCAGAAGCGCCTCGCCACTCTCGGTGAGCATGATGCTATGAGAGGTGCGGATAAGCAGCTTGCATCTCAATTCATCCTCAAGAGCCTTGATGTGTTGACTGATGGCGGACTGAGTGACACAACAGCGCGTGGCTGCAATACTGAACGATAAAGTTTCGGCTACATATACAAATGAGCGCAAATGACGAAGTTCCATAATAGTTAAATGTTAATAGACCAATAATAAATTCATGCCGCAAATTTACATAAAATATTTAAAGATAACAGAAACCTCGCATTAAAAATGCTAATATTAGAATAACAAAAAACCCGGTATCATAGACTTATTAGTCAAGATACCGAGTCTTTGAATTTATAGAGTAAAAATTGCCAAAGGGACTTGCCTTATAGCTTAGAGCGATCAATCATCATCAATCATTGTGCTGGAGGTTCTTGTTCTCGCAGCCGCCTTCTTGGCTGATGATGTTCCTTGGTCGGCGGAATCAGTCTCGCCCTTATCAGTTCCGCCCGTTATCCCCCCACTGCCTTAGAAGCAAGGAGTGAATCCCAACCGTCATCAGTAGGATCGGTCACGTAGAGGTTAGGATAAAGTACGCCAGTCAACTTCGCCTCGAAGGTGGTCTTACGCTCGTCGCCGCTCTTGGCACCAGTATCTGTCTTGATACCGCCCGAGTCGAACTTCACCTTGATGTTAGGGTCGTACATAATCTGCGTCTTGTCGCCACCCTTACCCGTTACGATGATGAAAATATCCTGGTTGTTGATGGCGCGGGCCAACTTGCCACCAGCCTCGTTCACAGAGTCGATAGCAAAGTTTGTGGTGAGCTCGAAGCCACCTCTGTAACCAGCCGAAGAACCCTGAATCTGCTGTGTGTCGTCACTGCCTTCAACCTTGTAAAGACCCTTACCGCTCTTGAAGGTAGGAGTAGAATAAGTGCTGCCGGTGAGAGTGAGAGGCGCTGCCAAGTCGCTCTTCAGACCGATATACACGATATTGCCCATACCAGCGATATTCTCCAAGCACTCGTTCTCGTTCAGTACGTCCAGAAGCTCAGGACATGTTGCTTTTTCTACCATAGTCGTATCTTGTTTTAATGGTTTAATAAGAAAAGGCGACGACCGACATATTCCGTCAGGTCAGCCGACCGCCGCCCGTGATTTTATTATTATGAGCAGTCGTGCCGATGATTACTCACTTGCCTTGAAGAAGGCAGTAAGACCCATACTCATACCAGTAGCGGTGATGGTGATGGACTTCTCCTTGCTGCCGTTGCTCCAATGCGAGAACTTATCCTTTGTACCGTCCTTCGCCTCAAGAGTCAGGATCTGGTTAGGAGTGGTTTCTACGGCCTTGTCGTATTTAGTACCGTTGACGGTTACTGAAGCGTCGGTAATCTCCTTGCCTTCAGTTTCTGCGATAGTCACTACAAGGTTAGAGTTGGTATAGTCGCCAGAAACGAAGTCGGTGCAGCGCAGCTCACCGTCTGTAACAGCGAGGGCCCAGGAGAATGGATTTTCGATACCGTAGCCCTGAATACTCTGACACTGGAACTGCAGGTCACGTGTATCGTTGTCAGAGCCGAGGCGTACATCGACGAAAGTCTGATTACCCTCTGAATCAACAGCGAACACGAGGTTGCCGGCAACAGAGAAGATAATGCGGTCGCCTTCACCCATACCGTCTACAGGCGCGATAGTTACCTTTGGCAACTCAGGAATCTTGTAGTTACCATCTGCTACTACGTCGAGCTTGTGAGTACCGTATGACTGGAGAGCATAAGCATCAGAGATATTGATAGCAGTCTCTGTAGTCATATAAGCGAAAATCTGCTGACGACGAAGACGTGGATCAAGCTTCATGTAAGCATCACGGAAGTTCTTGTAAGCAGAACTATCGGTGGAAGACGTAGGAGCTGAGATGGCTTCACAATGAATGAGGTTATGGTTAGCCTCACTGATCAAGCCGTCCTCGATGTCATGGTTGATACAGGTAATCCAGCCATCAGCCAAGCCCATAGCCTTCTCCTCTTCGGTAGCGCCCTCGTGATCGTTGTCGATGTCACCCCACCAGGCGTTGTTGTAGATGTCATCTGCATGGGTTTTGATTACGGCCTCTACAGCAACAGTAGAAAGAGGATAAGCACCCTGCGCGTCTGTACCATGGATTGTCTCGCAATATCTGTCGATATTATCAGAACCATGGAACCAAGCGAGCTTGGCAGTCAGTACACGCTCTTTCAGGAAGCCCACCTCGCTGTTCATCTTAGGATTGACATCCTTTCGGCGAGTGGTGCCACCTTTACGCAAGAAGATGTTAGTTGTACGCTGATACTGGATGCCACTGATAACTTTTACTCCAAGACGCTGCATATCTTCAGGAGCTGCATACTGTGGTCCCATTACAACGCTTTTAAAAACTTGGTTAGCTACCTGCTGAAGGGCATCAATACCAATAAAGTTTTTAGGTGTATTCATAATACTTTACTTTTTAAAAATGTGAATGAAAGTTTGAAAAAAATAGAAATGATGTTAGAGAAGACCATTATCACGTTTATACTTCTCGATAGCCTTCTTTGAGCCAACAGGATCTGAAGGGTTCCAAGTTGGGTAGGCTGTATGAGGTTCGGTTACCTGTGCGCCTTCTCCGTTGTTGCCTGGTGCAGTGCCTGCCGCAGGCTCCTTGCCAGCCTCTTCGGTAAGGGCGGCTATCTGGGCGTCCTTGTCGGCAATGGTCTGCTCGGCTGTAGCGAGCGATTCCTTTGCGCCTTTCAGTTCCTCTTCGACCTTGGCTTTCTCGGCTGTAAGAGCAGCTATCTCCTCATCCTTCTTGGTTGTCAGGGCAGCTATCTCCTCGTCCTTCTTGGCGAGAGTTGCAGCCGTTTCATCAGAACGAGTCTTAGCTGCGTCGTGTTCTGCCTGAAGAGCATCAAACTTAGCCTGAAGGTCGGCGAGCTTTTGCTCTGCTGTAGTGGCTTTCTGCTTGGCATCGGCCACAGCCTGCTCGTTGGTGTTCAACTTGGCTTCGAGAGAGTCGAGCAATGGAGCATTCATGAATGTGCCTTCTGCATTGACTTCAATCTCGCCTTCCTTGATACCACAAGCAGCGCTAATCAATGGGTAATTTTTCATATCAATATGAGTTTGGTTAAAATTGTTGTTATCCTTTTCTGAAGATGGAGCGGTTGTTGGCCCTTGTGCTGAACTGGCTACTGTAGCTGGGGTAGAGGCGTTCTTAGGCTCTTTTTCTGTGCCTTCGGTATCAGTACCTTGGTCATCAGTGGTGATTTCTCTCTCGATAGGCTTTGCTGTACCATTGTAGAGATCGAAGC